ACCGTTAGGAAAACAACACCTGAAGAAAGAAAAGTTATTCTTGAAGTTAGTGATTTTGCTCGTGATAAACTGACCAGTCTTTTTATGATTGGTAAATCATTGTGGGAGATTGTTAATGAATCTGTTTCATTAAAGTTAGTTAAGAATTCAGAACAAATAATAACAGGTAATGGATATATCAAATTTAATTTGGATAATACATTATATATCTATGAATACCGTTTGAGACCAGCAATCGATGGTGATTTTAATACACAAAAATGTTTTTTAAATAAAATATATGAAGGGGAACCAAAAGGTTTATACCAAACAACTGTAGATAACACTAAGTTTTATAACCCTGAGATTTCAAAGGAAGACTTAGTAAAATTATTACCACTATTTGAGGCAAGTTTTGATAACAAATATCCACTTGTAGAAACAATAGTTCCGATGATTAGGAGAAAGATTGCAAATTATATTTTGCAAACAGTCAAAATAAACGAAATAAAAGAAATTGTTAAAGATGGAAATTCAAAAGGTAATTGAAATGATTCAACAAACTCCGAATGATATGGAGTTAGGTAGAATAATTAGAGAATATTATTGGGCTTGTGAAGAAACCAGATAATATAGTTTGGAATGAAGAGACTCGTAAGTACGAGGCATCCATTTTACCTTATGGTACAAATGTTTCGGCACCTGCCATAATATTGGATGACGTTGGGGCATTTAAAGAAAGAGGAGTTACTAAAGTTCAAAAGACCTTCAATGCAAAATACAAAGAGTTGGTTGATGACTACAATGAGTTATTGGATTCGGTTAAATTAAATAATCTAATTTATAATTCAAATTATTCATTTGAGCCGGTTATTGGAGAAATTTATCATTTATATGAGAGAAATAATGGACAATGTTTCTTATCTTTGATTGGTCCAAAAGAATGGAACATGAAACACATAACGAGCGTTAGACTTAATTCAGAACACAAATGGGTTTTAATAAAAGATATGTAACCAAAGAAATGATTATCGGATGTGATGAATCACGTCTTAATAAATTATTCAATGCTGATGCGTTAATAATGGATGTATGGTCATCGAAGTTCTATGAATTGTTTTCGTCTGGTCTAACAAAAGGTGAGATATTATTGATGTTTCACAATTGATAGTTTATAAATTATTTATTATATTTTTTTAAAAACAATTTTATATGAAAACTTTGAAGAATAGACAAACAGGAAAATTAAAAAGAGTTTCAGACAAAGAGGCTCATTCTTTGGTTAGTATGGGTTACTTAGGTTGGGACTATTGTCCAAAAAATGAATGGAAAACCTTCAGAAAAAACTCACCATCACAGGTTGAAGTTGAAAACACAGAAGAGATATCATCAAATCTATCTGATAAGAAAATTAGAAAACAACGTAAAGAACAAAAACGTCAAAAACATGAGTCAAGAAAATAAAGAGATAATAAAGTCTTTAGAGGGTAAACTTAGAATGCCTATTCATATCTCTTACATTGCTAAATACATTGTTAAGAAAACTCAAGAAGAAACAAAAGAGATTCTTGATAAAGCAATTGAAGATGGAATGATTGAGGAAAGTCCATTAGCTAATGGATATTATGTATTAAAAGGATATAATAAGAAATGAGTTCGGAATTAGTTAACCACCCAAATCACTATGGTGGAAAAGATAATCCATATGAGGTTATCAAAATTGCTGAAGCAACGGGGTTAGATAAAGACGCATATCTTTTTAATGTCTTGAAATATATTGTTAGAAGTGGAAAGAAAGACGGTAACCCAACTGTTCAAGATTTAAAGAAAGCGTTATTCTATTTAGACAGAAGAATTAAAGTAATTGAAAGTGATGGAGAATAATAAAATATATAATGGTGACAGTCGTGAGTTGATGTCACAAATGGAGGAAAGGTCCATCGATTTAATAGTAACAAGTCCTCCTTATGGTGTAGGTATTGATTACGACAGTTGGGATGATGACAAACAGATTTCAGAATACCTAAATTTTACTAAAGAATGGTTGAGAGAAGCATACAGAGTTCTTAAAGATGATGGTCGTATTGCCCTTAATATTCCTTATGAAATTAACAGACAAGACAAAGGTGGTAGAGTTTATATTTCTGCTGAAATTTGGATGATTATGAAAGAGATTGGTTTTGGTTTCTTTGGTATTGTGGACCTTGAGGAAAGTTCACCACATAGAAGTAAAACTACAGCATGGGGAAGTTGGATGAGTCCCTCGGCTCCATACATTTATAACCCTAAAGAGTGTGTTATTTTGGCTTACAAAAAGAAACACAAAAAAGAAATTAAAGGGACACCTCAATGGGAAGGGGAATATCAAATGGTCCCTAATGAAAAAATTGAGGGTGAGTTTAGAAAGAAATTAGTCTATGATGAGAAGGATAAGAAAGATTTCATATCTTTGGTTTACGGACAATGGAACTATTTTGCAGATACTCAACAAAAGACTAAAGCAACATTCTCATTAGATATTCCATACAGAGCAATTAAAATTCTTTCATACAAAGAAGATATAGTCTTAGACCCATTCAACGGTTCTGGTACAACTTGTTTGGCTGCCGAAATGTTGGGAAGAAAATGGATTGGGCTCGATATCAGTGAAAATTATTGTAAAGTTGCCAATCAGAGAATAAAAGAATATCAACTTAATCAACAACAATTAGAAATTGTTTTAGATGAACATTCAAAAAATTAAAATAATAGATAATGATACAATAGTTATTACGACTGTTGATAATCAAGTCCTGTGGTTTAATAAGAATGACTTATCAGGACCGCACCGTTCGTGGTTTGATAATATACTTGCTTGTTCAACATCTTTAGTAAATGAAACCTCTCAGAAATGAGAGGTTTTTTGTTTATGTAAATATTTATTGTTATGAATCTAAATGAGGAAATAAAAAGAATTAAAAGTCTGATGTTGGAAAACTCAGACCCATATACTATTTCAACTCAAGGTAATGTTAATGATGTACCCGGTATTCACATTTCAATAGGTGATGGAGAAACTAAAATGGGACACTCAAATTTATTAAATTTTAATGATTCAAGTGAGTGGGACCCAGATATATTAAGATTATTAGGTGATAATGGAATGTTTAATAACGATAATTCAATTTATTTGTATGATTTAGAAGTGTATGAACCATACAGAGGAAAAGGACTTAGTAATCAATTAATGGATACTTGTCATAATTTGGGAAAAGATATGGGAATAGAATACATAACATTAATAACCGGACGTAATAATAATGTTGCACAAAATTTATATAGGAAATATGGTTATGATGTTTTTAACTCAGATGATTATAAAGATTTTTTCTACAAGAGATTGTAACAACAAACCTCTCAGAGATGAGGGGTTTTTTGTTTAATGATATATTTATAGTAAACGTTTTTAAATATGAAAAAAGTAATAAGATTAACAGAAGCCCAACTTGAAAATATTATTCGTAAAGTAATTAGTGAGGAAGATAATAAATCATATAAAGGTTCACTTATAGATATTGCTAAAAAAGAAAATCTTTTACCTAGTGATTTTAAAGATGAAAGGGAGTTGTTAGCAGACCCTAATAGTAATTGGGAAATTATGAACGTTATTGGTAAAGTTAAAGTTGCTGGTGTATCAAACAATTTAATAGGTAAACAATTTAAAACGAGTGATTTCATTGACTTAACCGATGGAGAAGAAATTATTTTTAAATCAATAACTAATGATACTGGTGTTCATTATACAGTTGATAGAAAAGGAAAAAATGGAATTAGAATTTACGGTTCTTGGAATTGATATGAAAAAAATAATAAAGGAATCTGGATTAAGAAACATCAAAGCCTTAGCGGAAAGATACCCAAAGGCTAAAATTTATTTTCATCAGGATTTGGATGGGGTTACGACTGCGTTGGCTATGAAAAACTATTTAGAGGACAATGGAATTAAAGTAGTTGATTCAGAAATTATTCAATATGGGGATAAAGAGTTTGCGGTAAAAAAACAAGATGCTGAGGGTGATACGATGCCTGTGCTTGTTGATTTTGCTCATGGTAAGCCAATGTTTGTTATTCATACTGACCACCATGATTCTCAAAGTGGGGTTGAAAAAGATACTGCAACATCGTTTAGACCATCTCGTTCTAATGTTGCCACACTATCACAGGTTATGTCACCAAAAGATATCTTTCCTTCAGAAGATATCAGTTTAATTTCAACTGTTGATTCTGCTGATTTTGCTAGATTTGGACTACAACCTAAAGACATTATGAATTTTATTTTCCAATTAGATTCAAATGAGGACTTACAAAAAAACAAATTTGCTTTAGGTTTGGCGACTAACAAATTGATGTTAGCATATAAAAACAAACCTGGTTTTATGGAAGAGTTAGTTATGACATCTCAACCATCTCTTTTAAACATTTATCAAAATATAAAGAGAATAGCCAAAGAAAAAGGTTATGCATCACCAGAACAAATGGCAAAAAACCAAGAGTTATATGTTCAAGCACAGAAGGAAAATCCAAATGTTAAATATGAAGATGGTATTATTGTTCAATATGGTGGTGGTTCTATGATGAAACCTGGTTCTTATGACCGATACACACCATTTGAAAACAATCCTGAAGCTGACTTTTTAGTAATTGCATGGCCGATGGGATTGGTACAGGCATCATGTAATCCTTTTAAAACTGAAAGAGAATTAAAAGGTGTAAACTTAGGTGAAATAGCACAAGAAGTCTTAGCCAAATGGGAAGGACAATTAAGAGAAAGAATAATTCCTCTTTCAACCATTAAGTGGGTTTCAGAAACATCATTAAAAGATGGTTCTGTTGGTTTTACAAATGCAGACCTTGAAGCTTTTTACGGTGATAAGATTCGTTCAATTGATGGAGGTGAGAAGAAGATGGAAACTTTAAAACAGATTATGGATATTCCATCTACTGAACTTACTGATGAACAATGGGCGGTTTTGGATAGATTAGGTGTACCAGCGTGGGAAATGATACAAGCCAATTCTGGTGGTCACAAATGTATTACAAATATATCGGCATTAAATTATTTTGGTAGAGGTAAAAGACCACCACAAGGGTCATACAAATATAATCCTGATAGTGGTGATGCACCATATGTTAAGTTTGCTAAAATGATTCAAGCTGAGTTTGTTAGATTACTCAAAGAAAAGATTCAAAGTAGTAAATTAGAAAAGTGAGAAGGAGATATCCATTCCCTCTTTAATTCCTAATGATTTACAAGTACCACCTGGTAATTCAATAGCTTTATTACCAAAACCACAATACGTTACACATTCTTCAGTGTCACATGGTGGACAATTATGGTATATTTTAGTGATGATGTTATCATTTATCATTAAAACATCCAATGGTATTATACAATTCTTCATCCAAAAACAATGATTTGATGTACGAGGCATTATAAAGTACATCCCATCAAAGGATTCATCAAACTTTTGAAACATCATTCCCTTTTTTATTGCTTCAGGACTGACTGCTAGTTTGACTTTAAAAATATTATCATCTACCATTAATTTCATAAACATAAATATTACAAAAGATAGAAACTATTATGAACAATTTACTTTACAACGCATTAGTTGCTAAATATGAGTCTGACAAAGCACAGGCGTTAGCAACACTTGAAATTTATTTTAAAAACTCTGTTGGAATCGGAGAACACCCACAACAAATTGAAGAGATGGATAAGATGGTTGATTTATTGGCTTCGGCTGAAGATAAATTAACGGCTCTTAAAGATAACTTTAATGGTATGGGAGAATACAAATATTAAACTATTTATATTTTTACACCAATAAGATGATGAAGATAGATAAATATGATGACATTCCGTTGACTAGGTATAGTGGTCATTTTAAGATGTCTTACAACCCACTTTCTTTATTAATTAAAGAAATTACAGACAAAAAGAAAAAAAATGACTCTGTCGAGTTGACAAAGTGAAAAAATTTGTTATCTTCGTATAACTTTTCCAAAAAGAGGTGATATTTATATCTTACCCTACTCTGAGAAAAAAATCAGAATTTTTTTGGAAAAACATTTGACAGATTAAAAACTTTGTTTTAAATTTGTCAAACAAATGATGAGAAATCATCAAACGTTCTTACACTTATTGTAGGTTGGTCTAATAAACTGATAAAGACTTTTGGGAGCAATCCCACAAGAGAACCCCTTTTGAAAAGACAAATTTAGTTTATTAGCCATCGGCGGTTTAGCGTCGTTAGATAACCCCTGTGAGGGGACTAAAGGGACTGAACGAAGATTAGCATCTTCGGAACGTTCGCAGGACAATGTCCTGACAACTAAACAAAGTGACTACGGTTACGACCCTAAGGGCAACTGCTAAGGGGACAAGACCACTCTGAGTTCGAGGGATATCAGGGTTGAGGTGGTGACACCAATAGGAAAAGTCACAGGTGACGGTTCGACACTCGCTGCCAATGAGTTGTAGGGCTGGGTACCAGTACGATGGGTAACCGAGACGAGAGAGTCTACGTTGTCCTGAAGTACCGTGAGCTGGCAGGTTCACAGGGTGGTGTGAAGCATTTTGTTTCCAAAAGAAACGAAACTTCTCCCGAAGCACATCGTCCATTTTTCCTCAAATGCTAATTTAATTAACAAATTAAATGACAAGCAAAAGACTTCGGGCGTTGACAGTGAAAGGTGTCTAATACTTCAGACATTGGTCAATGGAGTCATCGGTTAGACCGCAAGTCTACTGATGTCAATCACGAAATACCTGGTGGGACGGCCATCCCTTAGAGAGTTCGCAAGACTTTACAGAGTAGAGTAACGGTTGAGTAGCTGGCAACGAAAAGAGTGGTACACTATAATTACCGACACTGACTCGATACTACGAGCAATCGTGGTGGACAATGTGAGCAACCATATAGAAGGGTAATCTCACGAAAGACGGGTCACATAAACGTGTAGTCTCAGCGTTCTATACTATACATACACCTTCCTTAACCTCAGACTAACCTCTGAGGTTTTTTTTTGCTTTGATTTGTTGGTTTAAAATATTTTGTATATCTTTGTATAACAAAACAGGAAAATCATGGCAGTTCAAAAGTACATCAATATCATTCACCCTAAGTTCGGTGAGTTAGTTCAAGAAACTTTCATAGATGAGGTTCAATTCCGTTTGTTCCTTCAGTTGGTACACTCATGTATTGAGTTGGGTCAAGACCTTACTAGCTTCAACGCTCGTGACTTCTTGATTCACATTCCACATTCTTTGTTGAAAGA